GGTGGAAACTCTCACCATTAGTGAGTTATATGGATGCTGTTGGAGCAACAACTTTTAGATCTCGTATAGAGTCTTACGCTGTTGAGATGCTGAAGTTCGTCTTGGATGACGAATGGAAGGAAGCCTGGAAATTATCGTCAGACTTTGGAGACTCGGTTAACTTGGACCCGAAGGTTCTTGCACATTACTTCCCTTCTCACGCGAAGCTTGAAGGCCCAAAAGGCCATCAGACCTCCGTGATCCGCCCGTTAGGCGGAAAGCTCTCCTTAATCAAGGAGGCTGCGGGGAAAGTACGTGTGATTGCCATTCCGGACGCGTTAACGCAGAGTGTTCTGAAACCGATGCATAAAGTACTGTTCGACATACTACGTATGTTGCCGTCTGATGCCACCTTCGACCAACAGGGATCACTTCGATCCTTTGCTGAGTCTGGTCACAAGGATGTTTATTCTTATGACTTGAAGGCTGCAACAGATACAATACCTTTGGTGTTGTATACTTCTATGTTATCTTCTATGTTCGGAACTGAGATCTCTGAAGCGTGGACATCCCTACTTCGTGATCGAACATGGTCCTTACCTTATTGGCAGAAAACTGTCAAGGGTAAGGAAACAGTGTTCCCACTGAGCTTCACTGATGTGAACGGAAATCGTTCTCATTCTGTGAGGTACGCTCGTGGTCAGCCTATGGGTGTCTTATCTTCTTGGGGTGCGCTTGCTTTGCTACACCATTTTGTAGTACAGTTTAGTGCATTCTTGGTTGGTAAGTATCCGTATTATGATTATCGAGTTCTTGGTGATGACATTGTTATCGCTGGGAAGGATGTCGCCAAATCTTATTTGGAAACATGTTCCTTCTTAGGAATTAAGGTGGGGTTGGCGAAATCCTTTTCTTCGGAGAAGGGTTTTATCAACTTTGCTGGACAATCCTACTTAGGTTCTTCAAATATATCGCCGATCTCCTTTAAACAGGAGATGGCTGCTAATGACGGCTTTGGTCGTCTTAGTTTAGTTACTCAGGCTGTTGCCCGAGGCTGGATATCTTTGGATTCCAATAATTTTATGTCGGCATGCTTACGATACATGCTTCCTCCTCTGTATGTTAATCAGATAGAGGTGTCAAGGAAGGTAGGGAAGGTCCATGATGCTGCGGTAAGTTCTTCTAGTTTAATCTTCCGGAGTATTCTCGAGGGTGGTTTACCCTTGTTGAATCCTCTTGGAGGACCTACACTTTCAGTTGTTAGTTCAGGAATGTTATTTCCTGGGCTGCAACTGTTGTGTAATAGCCTAGAAGTCCTTGCCGAGCGCAGTCCTGAAAGGGATTGGGCGGCACGGGAGAATTTGTTTCGACTTATCCTTCGTCAGATCGATAAGTTAGAGCAAGCTCTTGAGCTGCGCTTGGAAGAGTGTGAGAAAATCTCACCTCAATATGGTTTCGTACGTTTTCTGTGGCCTTACCAGATTAGTGTTCGTGGTAAGGGTGATGTAGATTTATCATTTACATTGCCTTTGCTTGAGCGCTTTTCCGATGAAGCCTCAGAGGCGTTGGACGATATTGTTGTGGGATTGAATAACATTCGATTTATTTGTTCTGGAGTAAGACTCGAGTTGCCTCTCATTGTTGAAGAGGGTTCTCTCGATGATTTGTTTATCGGCTACCAGCGGCTCCTTTCTCTTGAAAGTGAGATCACTGGGAAATCTTTATCAAACGTTGGGATTTTCCTTGAAAGCCCTGAGAAGAGTGGTGATAACACACTACTTCACGAGTTACTGCTTCAGGCAGCTGATTTATCTGAATTAGATAGATTAGGTGTTGAAGATCATGTCTTCCCTGAGTCGCTTGGGTTGAATCTTGTTCGGATGAGCCATTCTATTCGATTGGCTTCTCTCGCACAACAGACACACCAGGGTTCTCAGTCCGAGAGATAGATTCGGATTTCTCTATACTCGAATACCTCATTCCCCGGTTACCTTTGAG